TGCTCGGAAAACATTTTGGGGGAAACTGGCGGTAACCAGCCCGAACTGGCCGTGGTTGAAAAGCATTTACCACGACTCGAAACGGTTGGCTTGAATCAGCACAGTTTTGGGGAGGGGATTTCCCAGTGGGCTACTTTGCATATGGGCATTGAACTGATGCCATGGCAAAAGCATGTGTTGAACGGTCAGTTGTCCCATGATGGTTTAGGCAATCTGCAGTTTCGTGAAGCTCTGGTATCCACGGCTAGACAACAGGGCAAGTCCGTTGCATTGCAAGCCATGATTGGTTGGTGGATTACTGAACTGGCGTCTATGCGTGGTAAACCCCAGGCGGTGCTTTCGGTGGCTAACAAACTTGACCGTGCCGAAGCCATCTTTGGGTTTATCGCCCCAATACTTGTTGACAAATTTGGGGCTAAAGCCGCCAACGCTATGGGCCGTAAGTCGATCAAAATGCCTGATGGTTCCACGTGGGAAGTTAGAGCTGCGACACCAAACCTGCACGGCGGTAGTTATGACCTAATTGTCATTGACGAACTTTGGAACATTTCAGCAGCTGTAGTCGATGAAGCGTTACGGCCTAGTCAGATCGCTAGGCAGTCACCGTTGCTGTCTATGTGGTCAACGGCTGGCGATGAGTCAAGCGCCGCCATGATTCAATTTAGAGAACAGGCGATTAGTGAGATAGATACCGGCACAACTGGCAGTTTGTATTTTGCTGAATACAGCATGAAGCCAGGCAGTGACCCCCGATTGGAAAGCAATTGGGAAATGGCAAACCCAGCGATGGGGCAAACCGTGACCATTGAAGCGCTTAGGGCTGTCAGCAAAAAAGACAGTTTTCTGCGTGCCCACTTGAACATGTGGGTGTCTGCCCGTGGTGCTTGGCTTCAGCCTGGCGTTTGGGACAAACAAAAGACTGACCAACCTATGCCACCAGGCGGCGTTCTTGCTGTTGACACCGATTTAACAGATGGGCGTTATGTGGGCGTCAGGTCAAGTGTTCTTGAATCCAAAGCCCATGTGTGTGTCGAATTTATGGTGGATACTGAAGACGCCATGTGGGAAGAAGTAGAACGGGTCATGGCAGACACGGCCACTAATCTGGTCATTACGCCTGCTTTGCATTTGCATTTGCCGAAACATTTGGAACGTCGAAGTAACGTCATTGGTTACGGCGAGTTACTCAAGTATTCGGGCCTGATTCAAAAGATGATTGTGGAAGGCAAAGTAAGACACCGTGGCGAACTCGCACTAGCCGAACATGTCAACCGTGCAGTGCTAACCAAAACTGGTGGCGGTGTTGTTCTTAGCTCGCAAAAGTCCCCAGGCCCCATAGAGCTGTGCCGGTGCATGGCGTGGGCGATTGCCGAAAGTTCACGGCCAAAAGTTGTTGGCAAACCCATGTTCGCTGTGTCTAGGACACCGTGAACCTGCGTCACGCTAATGTTTGTCTAGTCCCTGTCCTGCGTCGGGCAGGGCAGGGACACCCCCCGATAGGAAAACACCATGGGATTATTTACAAGTAACAAAGTAAACAAGGCGCAGATTTCGCCCCAGTCTGAACCAACCGTGCAAGCAGCTGCAGTTGGTGGTGCTTACTATTCGTCGCAAGTCGCAGGCCCAAACCTTATTGGTGACTGGTGGTCATACCAGGCAGGCGTCATGCGCAACCGTGCAATGTCCGTTGCCGCCATTAGTCGAAGCCGTGACCTGATGGCCTCAGTCCTGGCAAGCATGGAATTAAAAATGTGTACGGAACGGTGGAACGAAACCGAAGGCGAAATGGAAGAAGTGCCGTTGGCGCCTCGTTCTTGGCTTCGACAACTTGACCCCGAAATGCCTAACAGTTTCTTGTTTCCTTGGATTTTTGACGATCTTTTCTTCTTTGGCCGTTGCTTTCTGTACATCACTAGTCGCACAAAAGACGGTTACATGGCCAGCGCCACCCGTTTGCCCCAAGGTTCAATTACGACGCCCGACGCAAATCCCCCAGTGTGGTTTGGTAAATCAAAAGAAATCTATTTTAACGGTGGCGCCATAGACCCCAAAGATGTTGTGCAAATCTTCAGCCCAACACAAGGCATGATTTACATGTCAGAGCAAACAATTGCTACGTCACTAAAACTAGAAGAGGCAAGGTACAGGAATAGCTCAAGTGCGATTCCGGCCGGTGTGCTTAAACAAACTGGCGGCGAGCCTTTGTCAGCAACTGAACTTGCAGCACTGGCCGAAGCGTTCAACCAGGCACGTGCAACCAATCAGACAGCTGCACTAAACGAATTTTTGACATACACAGAAACCAACGCAACACCCGACAAAATGCTGTTGATTGACGCCGCCAATTACCAGAGTCGTGAAATCGCTAACTTGTGCAATGTACCCCCGTATTTGTTGGGTATTTCGACAGGTTCTTACGCCTACACAAACAGCGCTGGTGCCAAAAGTGATCTTTGGACATTTGGGTTGTCGATGTACGCTTCGGCCATATCGTCAGCTTTGTCACAACAACTGCCCCGTGGAACCTATGTTAAATGGGATACCGACGACTTTTTAGAAACAGAAAAAGAAGAGTACGCAGTCATGGAACCAATGACTGAAGAAACAGAACCACAAGAAAACACACAGGAGGATTTGGCATGATTCGATTTACTTCAAACACATTTGCTGTAGAAGCTGCAGGCCCAGACGGTGAAGAACGCCGAACAATTACTGGCATTGCAGTGCCTTACAACACTTTTGCAACTGTTAGCGATGGCACCACCGTGCAATTTGCACCAGGCAGTTTGCCCGTTGAAGGCAAAGCACCACGCTTGTACATGTACCACGACAGCACCCAGCCAGTTGGTTTGGTTGCAGAACGAGTCGACAGCCCTGAAGCTATGTACTTCACAGCCAAAGTGTCAAACACACGTGCCGGTGACGAAGCGTTAGTGCTCGCAGCTGACGGTGTAATTGACAGCGTTTCAGTTGGTGTCAACCCAACAGAATTTAAGTACGACGATGAAGGCAACATGACAATTTTGGCGGCTGACTGGGTAGAGCTTTCCCTTGTCCCCACGCCTGCTTTTGCTGGTGCTACGATCAGTCAAGTAGCGGCCGAAGCGCCACAAGTCGAAACACCAAAGGAAGAACCCAAAATGGAAACCAGCCCCGCAGTTGTTGAAGAAACCGTAATCCCAACGGCACCAATTTTTGCCCAGGCAAAGCGTGAACCACGCCTGCCCAACGCCTTTGAATTTATGGCCGCAATCCACAAGGGCGGTATTGAAGCCGCTAACGCCAACAAAGTTTGGGAAGATTACCGCGCCTACCACAAGTCACCAATTGAAGCCGCCGCTGGCGATGTGGTCTCTTCAAATGTCGGTGGTATTGTCCCATTGCCGTTGTTGGGCCCCGTGTTCGCTGATATCAACTACATCTCGCCGCTGTTGACAGCCGTGGGAACTAGGGCTATGCCAGGCGGTGGAACAGGCTCTAGTTTCATACGCCCGACCTGGACTACACACCCGACCGTAAGTGAGCAGGCCGCACAGCTTGACGCAGTGTCAGCAACCACCAGCGTGATTGCAGCAAACACCGTCACAAAGAAAAGTTTCGCCGGTGCGACCACCTTGTCATACCAGACGGTGGACTTCACTGACCCAGCCGCTATGGCAGTCATCATGCAAGACCTTGCTGGCCAGTACCTGCGAGCAATCGACAACTTCGCTTGCGACAACCTTGTCACTGCAGCTTCTTCCGATGGCGTTTGGGACTTGACCGTGGCCGACTTGCTGAAGTCAATCTACGATTGCGCAGTCACCACAGTCGCCGCCACCAACTTCTTGCCAACCCATATCGCTGTCGACCCAGCGACCTGGGGCTTGATGATGCAGCTCACCGACGACCAGAAGCGCCCGATTTTCGGTTACACGGGCGGTGGCCTCAATGCCTTTAACGCAATTGGTAACGGTGGCATTAACGCTTTCCAAAACGCCAACCCACTTGGATTGCAAATCGTCGTTGACAACAACTTCGCCGCAAAGACCATGGTCATTTTCAACTCAAATGCCTATGAAATTTACCGCCAAGACCGTGGCCTGCTTTCGGTTGAAAACCCCAGCACCATTTCACGCACGATGTCAATGTTCGGTTACGCCGCAACCTTTGCTGCTAACTCAAGCATGATTCGCAAAATCACCCAGGCTTAGTCGAAAGGCGGTTAGCCGCCCATGGCTGTTTATTCTGTTATCTTCCATCAGCGTTTGGACAATTACGCAGTTGTTCAAACGCTGACGGAACCCGAACTGGGTTTGGGTCAATCGTTAACGCTTGCAGGTTTAGGTCACGGCCTGAACGGCACACACACGGTTTACGACTTGCCCCCATACTTGTTTACTGGTGTTACCAGTAGCGGTGATCTCACATTTGACTATGCAATACCGATTGAAAATCAGGTGTTGTTTTACGACGCTGGCGATGACTTAATCCGTAGCGCCGCTATTCCACCTGGCACCCTGACTTATACCGAAACTTGTACGTGGATTACGGGCACACAGATTGGCACCTGGCTAGGAATTGCTTTGGCTGGTGTTGACGAAACGGCTTTTCTGACTCAGTGTGCCAACAGCGCTAACAACTTCATTTTTCGTAGGCGTCAAGAGTCGGGCTACACCGACCAATTGACCGTTGTCCCCAGTGCAGATGTAGAACTAGCCACGATCATGATGGGTGGCTCGATTTACAGACAACGTGGCGCCATAGATCAATTTGCAAGTTTTAGCGATATGAGCACAGCTGCAGTGTCGGGCCTGTCGCCGTTAATCAAACAGTTAGCCGGTATCCCACGGCCTGCGGTTGCGTGATGACTGTTTACACCGACCTGTTCAATGAGGCCATAGATGATTTGGCGGCAACGCTGGCAACCATCACTGGCATGCGTGTGGTGTTTGACCCTGAGAAGATTAACCCACCGTGCGTGTTCATTGACGCACCCAGTTTTGACGCCTTTAACTACAACATCGTCACCATGAATTTTTCGGTAAAAGTAGTGACACTAGGGCCAGGCAATCTTGACGGCTTACGCAACGTTTTAAGCATGTGTGCGAAGGTTCTAGCAAAGAATGTGGCAGTGAAATCTGGGCGCCCTGGCTATATCCCAATTGGCGGTCAAACATTTGCCGCATATGACCTATCCATAGACGTACAAGCACAAGCAGGGTGACCATGAAATACACAATCATTAGTGACAAAATCGGGACAGTAGGCGCAGAATTTGTGCCTGGTGCCGGTACAAACATTGAAGCGTTACTAGCTCACGGGTTCATTGAATCTGACGAGATCGTTAGCGACAAGCCCACCCCAAAATCTGCTAAAACTAAAGCACACACAAAGAAGGATTAACCCATGGCTACTTCGACATACCTTTCAAACCCAGGCGTAATGGTCAACAGCGTTTCTTTGACCGACCAATGCACTAGCGCCACTGTCACAAACATGGCCGAAGCCCTTGAATCAACTGCGTTTGGTTCCACCAGCCGTGTGTTCGTTGCGGGTCTTTACAACCAAGAAATTACGCTTGATTTGTA